TGTCGATAATGTAGTATGTTGGATATATAATATGTTATTAGTTTGAATGCTTATAAAGAAGGGGTCAATATCTATATTATTACTTGTAATATGACTAATATATACATTTGATACTGAAGAAAGTAATGTGTTATCATCAAATCTTAATCGTCCATTTGGTGGTGGTGTTGTAGTAATATTACTAAATGAATATAAATAAATATTAGAACCAATAGAACTAATTGCTGTTGTGCTTCCATCGGCCATCAAATATTGAGAACTGTTGCCGCCAGATTTAATAAAATTATTGGCAGTTAAATAAGTCCCATCAATCTCGACGGCATCATCTAATAATCGTATTTTTGCTGGATTTGCTAAAATAATATCAAAAGCAGTCCCACTTCCAACCGCACATCTCCCATTTAAATTATTTGGTATAATACTTTGTATAATAAAACGAAAATATTTATATGCTATTGTCGTTGGTGTTGTATATTGCTCACCAGGATATATAATATTTTGTGCAGTTTGTGTAGATAATAAAGTGAAATTAACACCATCATTACTCCCAACAAGTTGAAAATCAACAGCGGTATTATTCTCACTCGTGTCTGATATTCCACCATAATAAAATCCATTAATGGCGACTGCTATAGATGTGAATAATTGTAGCCATTCACCAATAACTGGGGAACCATTCACTAATGTAGATATAGAAGTTGTAGCAACACCCGTTGTTAAATCATATTTATTATTGTCAGATATCCAACCATCCGTGCTAATCTCGGCAATATAAGCAAAAGAAGTCCCAGGCTCGTGGAAAATATTTATTAATGATGAAGCAGAAGCAGTAAAATTATAGGGGGATAAACTCCAATTATTTAAACCTCCGCTATCGGGTGGGAAGTAATTATTACTCGTTATTTGTGCGACACTTATATCTTGAGTAGTTAATTTATAATTAAAACTATCTAATGTTAAAATTGGATTATCGTTTCTTGTATAATTTATATTTTTTGTTGAAGTCATCGTTATTATTGCGGGTGTTGATGAATTATCATAAACCTCTTGAAATGTTTGAGGTTCTGGTATGTCATCTATTGTTGCTACTTGTTCTCCATTAAATAAAAAATCAGTTGTATATACTTTAATAGCATCTTGATTATTAGGCATTTCAATAAAATTAGTCCCATTATCTTTATTAAATACATAGTTAGCACTAACACTATCTGCTTCTAATGTCCCAATAACATCGGTTAATCCCGTTGAAGATGGGCCAAGATTATTAATCTTTTGTAATTCTTGGTTTAAACTAAAATAATCATCTGTTTCAATATCATTACAAGTTATAACATCAGCATTTTTTATATCTAAAGCACCCATATCTAATTCAGTTGAGTTTTCTATTAATTTGGATAAATTTAATCCTAACCCATCAACTGAAATAGTTGTATGATGTCCCGTTTCTGCTATAGGGGTTGTCCCATTAAATGTAATTCCACTACCAGGCCCACTATTAGTTCCCCAATAACAAAGACCATTTCCATCAGTTTTTAATACTTCACCATTATTTCCATTTGTTGCTGTTTGTAAATTAAAACTACTATTATCAAGACAACCAATATTAACTTCCCCTACATTTGTTTGATTAGCAATAATAACATCACTCAATACTATGTCTGCTGGTAATATTAATGTATCAGTAATAGTTAAGTCTTCTATTACTGCCTCTTTAGCACCTATTTTCATCCATCTCTTAACTCTTGTATCATTAAGAAATGAAGACATCTATTTTATATTATAAAATAATTATTTTTATAATATTGTTTTAATACGATACTGAAATATATATTATTACTGATAATATTTTTTTCTATAGAGTATTTTTTATTTTTAATACCCCTAAATTATTATAAATACCACAAGGGAATATTAATGTATTTTTCTATATAATTGGTTCATGCTTCCACTATGTTGATATTTATCTTTTATTTCTTCCTCTGTTTTTTCTTTTTCTTTTATTGTTGGTGTATTTCTTAAATCATATGAAATAATAATATGTCTTAACATACTTGATGAAATAGGTTTTCCTATATATTTGTTAAACATACTTGACAAATATTGTGATAAATAATTACTTGACATAGGTTCATCTCTTAATGTAATTAGAAAATCTCCACTTGTATTATGTTTTAACCATAATTTAAATATTTTTGCAGTTTCACTATCTATATTAACTTTTCTTGCTCCTAATGATTTTACATTTTTAAATACATTAAATATAAATTGTTTTGGGGTTCCGTATTCATCTAATAAAATATAATTATGTTTATCATTTAAATCATCTTCCTCCTCTGCAATTTTCATATCACTATAGGCATTTCTTGCTGGTGATATAATATATGACCTTATTATTACCAAATCCATTAAAGTTCTTGTTTGTTTTTGGTCTAATATTTCATTACTCTTAAATTCATTAACTTCTTTTAATAATTTATTAGACAACTCTATTATAACTTCATAATCTACCCATAATTCTTTTTGAGATTGTGTTAATTCTTGGTTGTCTAATTTTTTTTTATATTCATCATTTAATAATTTTAATTTATTAATATATTTTTCAATATATCCATTAGAATATTTTTTTGCCTTTAATAATACAATAATAGTTGTTATTAAATTCTTTTTAGTTGTAATTTTATTAATTGTTTCTAATGTTTCAATTACACTATCAACATCTTTAAATATATCTAAATTATCATCTTTTATATGTAATAATGACTTTAACATATTATAATTAGTCATATATTGTTTAATAGAAGAATTAGTAATATTAGGTCTATCTTTTCTTATCAATTTACTCATTTCATTCATATTAATTTCCATTTAGATTTTAGATTTTTTATGTTTATATTATTTATTTATCGAAGACGATGACGACGACCAGAACCAGAGGCAAATTTAGCAACTTGGTCTACACCACTAATTAAGGGACTGAATTCGGGGAAGGCAGCACGAAGACCAGTTCCAATAGGGCCTTGTAATGTTCGATGTGTAAAACCACCTAATTTCTTAAAGAAGTTTTTAAGATTGGTAAAGAATTGACCCCCACCATTATAATCACTATAATCCATAGTTGTTGCTTCTGGTTGTCTTTTAGCATTAAGAACATCTTGAGGGGTAAAATTACCAAGTAAGCAACGACAACTATTTTCAGTAATAGAGCAAGTGCCTTCAAGTAGAAACATCATATATAAAGTCATATTTTTAGAATAAGGAGAAACATTTTTCCAAGTAGATTGAACTTGGATTTGTGCTTGAGATACAACACCAGGTGCCTCACTATCTAATAGACCGATTTGAGTGCCAAATTCAATACAGAATACAGAACCAGTATGTTTAGAAAATTGAGGATATGACCTCTGAAGACCATTCATTTTACACATATCGAATAGCATTTGTTTAGGAGCATTAGAAACAAGACCAGTCTGATTAGCCCACTGAATTGACACATTCTCTAAAACACAAAAAGCATCATTATATTCCCAAGGAGCATTAAGAGTAGGATATCCAGGTGCTTTAGACAGACGAGAGCCGGGAGTTTCAGCAACCCATAAAAACATCTTACGAGGAATTTGTGCCAATTTAATACTATCACTAATATATGTTGAAGTAGCAAATGGTGCCAAAATACCAACATTCTTTTTAAATGTTAATGGTTTGGAATAGTTAAGAATTTGAACGGGAGGAATGGATTGTGTGATATCTGGACTAATATAAGTAATTAGAAGAGTAGGAGCAGCAGTAAATTGAACTTCTAATCCTAAAATAGCATAATTATCATCTGTAGCATCAATTGGAGTGCTTGGAGTATTACACCAAATATAACCAATTTGTGAAGAAGATTTAAATCGTAAATCAATTGTAATCTGGTTAATATTAACAAAACCTTGTTCTAATTTACTTGAAAACCCACTTGAAAACGGACTTAAAAATAAAGGTTCAGTAATCACATAATCAATATAGCATGTAGTTGCCGATAGCACACCACTAATAACTTGTTCGAAAGACCCACGAGTATCAACAACAACATTATCACCATATTTACCAAGAGGATTACGATTATTACCTTGTTCGACCCAATCATAATAGGTTTGAAACTGGTCTGGCATAGTAGGACTGCATGAATTATAACTATTAATAGCATCATTAGTGATGCCGTATTGAAGCATAGGATGTAGAATATCACTTGTATTATCACTAATACTCTCACCATTAATTTGAACTGTCGTAGTATCAATAATGGAACTCATAGGAAATTGACGAAGACCATTCATACCTGGATTAGTATCACTTTGCGGTAGAACAACATCAAGAGGATTTGTGATAACACCATTAGTAGTAAAAATTAGTCTTACATTATATCTTACCATAATGTGTCTATCGATGATTGTAGTAGTTGATGGTGGGTTAATAGTGAAATTAACATTTGATACAATTGGAGTATTGACAGCACCCCAACTATCCGATGTAATAATACTTTGAGTAGTTAAACGACCACCTTGTAAAATTATATGATTTTTAATCATATCCCCGCTAACATCTGCTCGGGGGTCTATAACCTTGATATTTTGACTTCCTTGTGGGCCAACTGGGATTTCCATTACTTTTTTATTTATTAATATATATTTTTATAATGTTTAATTTAATTTAAAATAAAAAGATAAAATAAACTAATAAAAAAATATAGAATGAGTTTTACTTTTGAAAAAAAGACAAATGGCAAAAAGAATAAACTAATCGCAACAATACAAAAAAAGAAAGGTATTGAAACAGATATATACCTTAATTTAGAAAAAACGGATAATAAAATAGACAATATTGTCAGTAATGGAGATAAAATTATTCCTATTATTGACAAAACTTTAAGAAGTGTATTATATATTGCTGGGCCATCTGGAAGTGGTAAATCTGTGTTTGTTTCTAAATGGATACATAATGCTTTACAATTCTATAAAAAAGATGAGGTATTTCTATTTTCACCGATAAAAGATGACCCTTCTTTAGATACAATAGAATATACTAAAGTAGAATTGAATAATGAACTTAAAGACTTAACTATAGATGATTTTGAAAATACTTTTGTTATATTTGATGATACTGATACTATAAAAGATAAATATATATCTGGTTTATTAAACAATTTACGAGACGAATTATTAGAAACTGGAAGACATAGCAATTCAAAAATGGTGATTACATCCCATTTAATTAATAATTACAAAGATACAAGAAGAATATTAAATGAAAGCACCGCTATTGTAATATATCCTAATTCAAGTGGAACTTATGGCATTAGAACTTATTTAAAAACTTATATGGGTCTAAACAAAGAACAAATAGACAGAATACTTAAACATAAAGATAGATGGGTATTAATAAGTAAAACATATCCTATTTATGTATTAACTGAAAATGAATTATATTTTCCATAAAATTAGGGGTATTAAAAATAAAAAATACTCTATATAAAAAAATATTATTCATCCTTTAATTAATAATATAAAATAATAATTAATACCCTTTAAATATTATGAGGGACAGAATGGAAGAACAAGTTATTAATGATTTGGAACAAAATATAAGTGAAAAAATGAATGGTGATGAGTTAATAAAATTATTAAATAATACTTGTGATATAACCCCCTATTCAAGAATAAAACAATATAGGAATGTTGATGAAATGTTAGGAAACTATAAACAAACTATTATATTATATGAATATGAACCACGAAGCGGACACTGGGTTGTGTTGTATAGAAACAATAAAAACAAATTATGTTTTTATGATAGTTTGGGTAATAAAGTTGATGAATTAAACAAAGATATTAATAAGTTTAGGTCAAATATGGGTATCCCCCTTGTTAATAATGATTTAAAAAATTTAATTGGATTTGAAAAGGTAATTAATAATACAACTGAAATACAAGAAGATAGTGAAGAAGTTAATACTTGTGGATGTTATTGTGTGGCACGATTACTATTAAAACAATTAGACAATAAACAATTTAATACACTTTTTAAGAATGGTAATGAATATTCCCCCGATTATTTTGTTAGGTATTTTATAGATAATATATTAAGAAATAATTAAAAATATTATCTATTATAAAAAAATACCAGAATTGATAAAAATAAGAAATGGCATATTGGGGAGGAGCAGGAATGAATTTTATTGGTGGTGCTATGAGTGCCCGAGCAAAAGATGTAGCAGAAGCTAAAAAACTTGTTTTAGCATCACCAGATGGTAAAGCTATGGTAAATCAAGTATTAGTAGGACTTGGAAAAGCCCCTATAGGTCCAAGAACTGGAAAAAGAGGGCCTCGTGCTTCAACTGTTCCAAAACCTCCTAAAAACCAAGGGGTATATAAAACCGGGAAAAGAAAAGGGCAGGCAAAAACAAGAACCCCCGCACAAATAGCTGCTACGGAAAATCTTGTTGCTTCTAATTATGCCAAATTTGGAGAAAGAAGAAGGGCAAAAGAATTTGGAAATAGACAAACTATGCCTATGGCAGTTCAATACATTTAATACATACCTTTATCACCACTCGTAAATCTTTCTTTCTTACGAAAACATATTTTAATATTAGCACTTTCATTACTTAATATATATAAAGGATATACATTACCTTTAACATCCCCCCAATTGAATTCTAAATCAAAACGGGATAATTCATGTGCTGATACCATATCATACCATCTAATATTACCTTGATTATAAAATTGTATATTAAGGTTATTATTTAATAAACCAACAAAATTAAAGTCAGTAAGTATAGACTTTTGAACTGGTAAAGCACTCGCATCAACTGCTCTCATTTCGGGACAAACTGGAACTGAATTACAAGACACTATAATTTGTGTCAATATCTCCCAATTATCTATAGTTGAAGCATCACCATCCATTCTTATATATTCAACACCTCCAATCGTTTCAGTATTATTTAATTTATTGAATACTCTAAAAATGAACCAATCAAAAAAATAAGGGTCATCTTTGTAAGAAGTTGCGGAAATAGATTTAAAGAATTCAAATAAAGCACCATTCATACCAATAGCACCAGTAGAGGCATCATCATATGGTGTAGTAGGGGCAAATAAACTAATAATTCCAGTCCCAGAATTAAAAACAAATTGAGGGGGTTTATATGTTTCCCCAGTATCAGCATTTAAATCAAGAACAGCAGTTGTAATAGCATCATTAACCATCTTAATGAAATCATCAACATTATAAATAGGTTTTTTAGTAGCATATGGCCCAAGATTAACAAATGGACTAAATCCAATATCATATAATAATACTTGTGTTTTTTTATTACCAGCAGCATAATATACAACTATTTCCCAAAGTGGATTAAAAAAGAAGAGTGGAATTGTAGTAGATGGAACAGAAAAACGGACAATACCTAATTCCCATTCATTACAATTTTTTAAATATGGAACAGCACGAGTAGCACTAAATATTGCCTCTTTAATGGTATCAGTTTCACCTTTAATAGTTATATCTAAATAACGATGGTCTATCAAATCTTGTGCAACATTTTTATTTGCCAACATTATAATTTATTATATAAATAATAACCATTTAAACAATTATATTTTATTATATAAATAAAATGAGTAGAACTTACGGAGGACTATTTATTAGTGAAGCAAAAGGAGGTTTAAGAGTTGAAAAAACACCACAGCAGATTATTGATGATAGACTTGAAAAGGAAAAAGAGAAAACAAGACCTAAAAATTACCCTTTACCAATCGGTTATAAATCAGCTAAATCAACTGAAGGAAGTTTTGATTTAAGAGCAGATGGTGTTAATATTGGTAGAACTATATTACACGAACAAGCAAGAGTATATAGATTATAGTTATTCCCTTGCGGTATTACTATTATTACTGATAATATTTTTTTCTATAGAGTATTTTTTATTTTTCAGTAGGTCTAATTATAATAAATTAAAATTGATAATAAAATTATTTATTATTATTTATAAATTAGTATAAATAAATGAATGATAAAAGTAAAATGTCGGAAACTATTGAAGTTGCACCTAAATTAATTAATAATAATGTTTATACATTTGAATTTACAAAAGAACAATTAAGTTTAATAAATTTAGGTTTAAAAACTCTAAAAACACAAAGAGAAATTTCATTAAGATGTATAACAAAAAAGAGAGAAGATGAAAATCACTCTGATAATCAAAGAAGAATAAGAAAAAAGAAAGATAATATGATTTTATTATTAGAAATACCCCCTCCAGTTGTAGAATTACCCCAAGAACCCGTTATAAATAAACTTGAAGAAGTAATCAAAACGGCAGAAGTTGTTAAAACTAAAGTAAAGGCATTAAAAAAAACAAAGTAGTGTTATACAAAGTCTAAATATATAATTTATATATATAAATATATATATATATGAAAAGGGCAA